AAATCTGGTATGTACATTATTTTGTCCCCTTATCTCATTGAAGTGGAAGCATATCCTGTCGGGTCGTAACCTGCAACCCCACCCGCGCCATCGTAGGGTGCGTTGGCTTCCGCTTGCTGCCACGAAATGCCCCCGCGCGGAGTGTTCTCCAGCATCCGGCTACCGTCGCCCCAGTAAGCCTGTGCGTCGAATCCCCGATAAGTGTTCGGCACATCAGCACGAGCGTTGATGCGCTGGCGCACCGGGTTGTATTCTGTCTGCATCCGGTTGTTCACGTAGCCAGAAAACGCCATTGCCCCTGATGCTACGTTGCCCATCGCCTTAGCGTAGTCCCCGAACAGCCCTGCCGCCTTGCTGGCGAGGGAAGCGCTCTCGGATAGCAGGTTGCGCCCCCGGCTGGCGGTCGATATGCGTCGCTGCCAGCGGATGTCGTTCTTCTCCTGCGCCAGCTTCTCGGCGTAGCGACGCCCGAAGTTATCGGAATCGCCGCGCACGGTTGATTTCATGATGTCGGTCTTGGTGAACATCGACACGTCGGGACAGACGCAATATTTGTCCGTGAGGGCGCTCCTGTGGCGTTCTGCGGCGGTAAAAACCTTGTCTATGGTGTTGGTATGCCCTGCGATGGATTTGGGGTAATCTGGCTCATAGGGAGGCTCTGCCCATATCTCGGACAGCTCTTGGTCTTCCAGCGGGCGATAATTTTCGAGGAAGAAATCCCATTGTTCTTTCGCAAGGTCGTAGTAGTCCTTGCCGATTTTGTATTCTTCCTTCGCCGCCTTCCACGTCTCGTAGGTAGCCCATAGCGCAACCGCGATGGCGATTTTATCCGCCCACCACCAAGCGCCCGTCAGCCCCTTGTCGTTTACCTTCGGGCAAGGAAACGCCTTAATGGAAACGTCATTTACCCGCTCAAGCCGCCCGGTAGTTACAACGACTGGTAATCCGCTCATTTATCACCCCATCACTTTTATGGTCTGCGTCGGTTCTTCCGGCTTCACGTACACATCCGGCGGCTTCGGCTTGAACTCCTCAAGCGGCGTAGGATTGTAGCGGTAACTGCTCACCTGCATATCCCCCCGGCGCGGCGGGTACTGCGTCTGCGCCCGGTTGCTCTCGTAGGCGATAAAGCTCATCGCACCTTCCGCTGCCTTACCAGCCTGCGTGCCGAGGTCACCGAAAATGCCAGCGGCAAGCTGCGCAAAGCTAGACGCCTGCGCCGGGATGTCGCGCCCGATTTTCAGCACTTGTTCGCGCTTGTCCCACCGCAGATTGTTGTGGACGATTTCTTCCTTGTCCGTGTAGCGATGCGCCATGCCCGCAGCGAGACTTTCTTGGGTCGCCTGCTTGAGGAGCTGGTCGGTTATGATGGCTGCCCGCTGCCCGGTGCAGTAGCGCCCCGTACAGGACACCGCCTTGTCAATCTGACCCGCGTTCTTCCCCCGCACGCTTACCAGCATCTGCCCGGTATAAAGCGGCTCTTTGTTGCGCTCATACTTCTTCAGCTTCAGCGCTTCTTTGGTGAGGTCTTTCTCCAGCGGCTTGAAGCGGTCGTTGTAATACTTGCGATGGTCTTTGCTCATCTGCAAATATTTTCTGGCGAGGTCGCGCTGCAACTTCGCCATGCGCAGGCTATTCCATGTGTTGTATGCCATGATGGCAGCAGACAGCATGGACTTCCAGCGGGAAGACTGCTCTATCCCTTCATCCGTGACCCCGGTGTTTTTGCACGCAGGGTTATCCGCCGGAACTTTCGGCGTCGTATCTTTCTTCTTCCCGTTCTTGTCAGGCTTTCCACCCCACTTACCGAACAGGTCGTCGAAGTTCATCCCATCATTGTCAGAACGTGGCATCTCACACCTTCCAGACTAAGCGCTTTTCTTCCGTGCCGTCTTCGTAGTAGTTCGTGAAATACAGGCGGTCAAACTGCAACAGACCACTGTTCTGCTTCAGGTAATCCAGCGCTGCCTGCACTTCGTGCTGCCCATCAATCCCCGGTGCGCTGGATACCGCCGTGCGGTGAACTTCCATGCGCCACTTGCCGTTCCAGAGGTCTTGGTATTTCGTAACCATCGCCAGAAACACCAGCTCGCCTGCGGGGTTACGCCGGGTCAGGAAATAACCCGCCCCGGTGTCCCACAACATAAACCAGTAGCTCATCGCGAAGTCTATGTCCCCGAACATCTCCCGCTCGTGCGGCGTGTACATCGCGTTCAGAAACGGCACGTACTCCTCCATCATCTGCGAGAGTTCTTCTTGGTCTGTCGGCATTCTCACAATCTGGTAGGTCATTTCGGTGTCTCCTTTGTCCCCATATCAATCACACAAACCCCGGCGACAATCTCGGTTATCTCCCCCGTGCCTTCCGCCAGTATCGTAAATTCAGGTCGGCGTCCATGCCGCCCGAAGGGGATATTGTTATCACCTACGGGAAACCTCCTTGAAATCTGGGCGCGGTCAGAGATGATGCTAATCTCTGTGTCGTGGTCTTGCACCCGCGCGCGCAACCTGGTCAGGTCAAACAAAAACCCGGTATCAATAATTGCCGACAGCCACTTGTATGGGCGCAGGCGGTTGCCCGCGTTCCATTGGCTGACCGTTCCATCACGGAACAGCATCACCAGCTCGCCCTGCCGGGTGGTAAACATATCGACGGGTTCGTCAGAAATCGTCACCATTTTCTTGTATTTGGTATCGGCGTAGGTGTTTCCATCCAGCCACAGCATGAAGCTGATGTTGTCTGTGACTACGAACAACGCACCTTTGTGGTAAGCCAGTCGCGCAGTCTGTGGCGCAAGCTGCCGCCAGTCATCCTGCGACAATACCTCGCTGGTAATAACCCGTGGCTGCTCGGCTTCGTTCAGCATCACTAGTCCATCGGTGCTAGCGTAGATAAAGCCAAACGGCGTGGTTATCGCCCCCTGCCCGACGTGGCAGTTAATCATCGGGAATGACTGGGTGTATTTGTGTACCGCCCGGCAGTCGCGGCTGTCGCAACCGACGTCTGCCTGCACCCGGTAGGGATGACCGTCGGTCGCCACATACAGGCTGTTGCCAATAGCACCTAGCGCGATGATGTTGTCGTCCAGCGTCATCTCCTGCGAGAGCATCCAGTTGTGCGGCTGAAGGTTGCGGCTAAACAGTAGTTTGTTCTGCACGCTTCCGGCAAGAATCGCCGTGGAAGGAATTGCCGTGATGTTCTGGAGTTTGACAGGTGGCTCGCGTGTGTCCAGTCCCTCGAACGCCCACCCCAGATTGATGATGCTCGTGGTATCGGTAAATTCACGCGCGTTGGCATCCAGCTCGGTCAGGAAGAACCAATGGGTCTCCAGCTCCTGCTCCTTCTCCAGCCCGGTACGGAAGCCCGTCTCGCGGCGGTAAATCCGCAGTTTCTTGATGTCGTACTCGATGGGCGGGTTGTAACGAAAAGTGAGCTGCACCTGCTGCCCATCTTCGATAACCACGTCGTTACTGGGATTGGATGGTCCGCTCTCCTCGCCAAAGCTGTTCACGAACGTCACGATGTACGCCACCGCACGCGAGCGGTCGGTGTCCACGTTGTTCGCGCGGGCGACTGGTGCGCCCTGCGGGGCTGGCACACCTAGACGCCGATAAACCAGACGCTTGTTCTCGCTGGTTAGCACCTGCGGATAATCGGCGTTCCCGGTCACGAACAGGCGCGGGCAGTCGGGTAACCATTCGGCAACATCGACACACTTGTCCCAGACGAGAATATCGCAACCCCAGACGTACAGCCGCACCATATTTGCGTCCACCTGCTTGATGTGTCGCTGTTCCAGAAACGCCTTGATGCTGCCGTGGGTTAAGTCCACGTTGTGAGCGACGGTAGCATAGCCCTTCGGCAACTGCTTCTTGCGCAGGCGCGGGACGATGCCCGCGAACTCATAGCTCTCCCATGCCAGCATATCAGCCCCTAAACGCTATTGTGATAACTTGGGCATCCACAGAAGCCTGCCCACCGTAGCGAACCACCAGATTGCCCGAACCGGGGTCGATGGATGCGGTGCAATTTCCCGCCGTGGAATTGGCGCTAACCTGACTGATGTCGGTCACATAGCTAGGAATCTGCACCCGTAGCTGACCGGGGTTATCGAAGGTCAACTGAAGCCGCTGCCCGAAATATTCGATGCGCGTTCCGGTCGCCCCGGTGGAAGCCAAGTCCACACGAATCATATCGCGTAGCGCACCGGGTGCAGGCGCGCCGTTGTTTCCGCCGCCACCACCCCCGCCGCCGTTGCCTGCGCCGACGCTGGTCGCGATGCCGTTGGTAAAACAAATCTCTGTCCCGCCAACCATGTAGCACCCGTCTGCTACGGGGGCAGCAAGCTGTTGTGCCTGCTGCAAATGCCCGGAATCGTTGTGGGAAAGCCGCCAGCCGCCGACGTCGATACTGCCAGAAACTTGCTGTGACGGGTGTTCGATAACCAGCGTGTCCTGCTCGTTGTGGCTCTCTAGTCCGCGACCTGCACGAACGCCTGCGCCGTCCAGATTGGGGTCGTAGCTGTACACCCGCCCATCCACACCGATAGTCAGACCCCGGAACGTGCCGGGCGTAACCCCGGTAGGCGTCATCCCCACGTAGGCTACCTTGTTTTCGTCCACCGTAGCGTTGATACCGTCGCGCCCGACGACGTTTACAATCCCGCCACCACTCGTGCCGCCAGAAATCACATAAGGGTCGTACACCGTACCGACGCCCACTACCACGATGCCCGGTCCAGCCTGCACGTAGCAGCGGGCATACAGCCCGTCACCGTTGTTGATAATGGTGTTGCCGGATTGGTTGGAGATGCGCACCGTGCCACCTGCACCGCCGCCCTGCTGGCAGTCGCCGGGGTTCGGGTTGCAGTAAGGTGGGGTGTAGGTCGGGATGTCGCCCACGCCGGGATTGACGATACAGCCGTTTACCACGTTGAACATGGTGTACGACCCGTCTGGCGTAGTCGTTACCCGCTCAAGGGTCGCGTGTGTCCCGTCCCACGTGAGCTTGTAATCCATCGCGATGCACACCTCGAAGGGCGGAGTAGGCGGGTGCGGAGGCGGCTCTGGGGTCGGGGTACAGACTTTCGGTTTCTTGCAATCAAGGCTCATGAGGTTCTCCGTGGGCAAACAAAAAGCCCAACCAATTAAAGGGTTGGGCTATTGTAGCAGGTTAGTCTTTCATGTTTAACACCGCAAGCACGTCCGTGTGGAACAAATGGCAGTTAAATAAATCTGACCCGCTTGGCTGGTAAACTTTTATTGCGATAAACCCCATCTCAGAGGATAATCGCTTGGCACGGGATTCCCAAGTAAGCCAGTAATTATACGGTTTGGCATCAAACGGTATTCCCGTATAAGCTGGTAAAGACTTAAACCCGGTTGTGTCAAAAGAATAATCAGCCACTAATTTACCTTATGCTTAACCCAAACCGTTCATTTAGTTCAGAAAGAACAAGCTCGCTGTCAAACACCCAATACACTCCACGCTCAGAAGAAAACACTTTTGCGCACGGCAAACCACGTTCCATAGACATGGCAACCATTGCTTCCTCGAACAAGAGCAAACCGCCCTCTAGCAGGTCGTGCATATCCGTGCGCGTTACATCGAACGCTTCTTCTACGGTTTTCAGGGAACCAAGGCTTACTACTTCTTTCATGACAAATTTCCTATAAAATATAAACAGTAATCATTTATTTTCTAGCGTTGGCACTTGTAGCAGCAAGCGGAAGGTCTCACGCCCTGTTGGAGTAACCAAGGTCTGCACATCCGAATACTCCCCGCGAGTAAATTCCTTGACCTCGAACAGCGCTGGTGTGTGCTGTGCGTATGGTCGCAGCTTGCCTTTCTGGTCGCGGTACAGATAACCGTTTCCTAGTAAGAAATTCACAAACTCGTTCTGCTTGACCCGCAGCTCCTTCGCGGTGTCTCGGATGTTTACCAACAGGTTTCGGGAAACAAGATTATCGAAATATTCGGCTTTTGGTTTCGCAGCTTCGAGTGCCTGTTTGGTCTTCTCGTGAGCTTCCAGCTCATCAGCGTAGGCGCGGAGTGCTTCGGGGTAGGTCTGCGGGATTTGGTATGTACCTGTGGCTTTCTCTAGTTCTTGCCAACGGTCCACAAGGCGCGCCGTGAACTCTGGGGAAAGCTGAGCTACCACAACAATGCTGTCACGTTTACCTTGTTCGCCAGAAAATACATAGACCTTACTTTTGCTGTTTGGGCTAGTGGCTTGTTTGTTTTCAACTTCCTGCATTGGCGGAAGTTGAATAACGCCGCGTTCGGCAAGGCGTTCGATAGACACGCGCACATTATCGTGCCGAGAAGCCACCAAGTTAGCTATATCCAAGCTAGTCATGGTGGCTTGTTGTAAAGAAATAAGATTCATGGAAACTCCGAATAATGGCGGCGGGGCGNNNCCCGCCATAACGACTGTTTATTACCATCCGCTTCACTGGATTTGACTAATATACTACAACTCCCGCCGTCCGGCAAGGCGCATCTGCAACGGACGCCCACGGCTGATGCGGTTTATCCGCGCCTTGCGCACGAACTCCTGATACAGCCTCATCTGACGGTCTGCTTCGCCCACGTTGTACCACTGGTTATCCGGCTGGCTGTGCAGACGCGCCAGCGTGTAAGCGACCACAGGCTCTACCCAGTCCTCGTAAATTACCGCAGGCACTTCCTCGCTGTCCCGTTCAGGTACGACAGAGAACTCGACCTCCACTTGGTTGTCTCCGGTACAGTAGTTAGGCTGCACGTACAGCGTTTTGAAGTCCCTATCCACCGCAACCGCAGACTCATGAAGCGGTATTTCATACCCGTGCGACAGCACCCGAAGCGCCAGCACCTCGTAGGGACGCAGTCGGGTGTGCAGTTTATAGCTTTCGATACACGGCTCTAAGGTCACGCAGACAACCTCGGAGAGTATCTGGCTATCGCGCACGAACTGGATGACCGCGTCCATCGCGAGGATAGCGACCATCTCCTCATCCACACCGTCGATGTGTGCCAAGATGCGTGGCAGGAAGTCGGCGATGGGTCTGGTTTCTTGTCCGAATAGCATCATTCCTCCGGGGTTTTGTTAGAGGTTGCGAGAAACTGCGTAAACGCCTCGCTGTGGCGGAAATATTCCTTAACCAAGTTCATCATCACCTCCTCGGACAGTCGCGCCTGAAACTCGCGGGATGGCTCTTTATCGTCGATGTTTGCTATCAAATGCTGCACCACATGAACACACTCATGCAACACGGTTGAGAGGACGTCTTCCATCGTCTCGCCGTGGTGGGCGATGCGGGCGACGACCAGCCATTCCCCGTCCTTGACAAACGTCATCACCTGCCCGGCGTAGTCCAGTCGCCCCAGTAACCGCAGGTCAATCCCGGTCTGCTTGCACAGCGCCTCGGCTTCCTTTTCCTCGTCTATGATGCAGTAACGCCCCATTCCAAGCGGAGCGTCGAATATTTTGATTTCACTCATTTTATCTCCAACCTTTACTGAGCTGACTTTCCAGCCGAGTGTCCTCTTGTCACTTATAAGTTATTGATTTTCTTCCGATGCTCATTTCTGCGCATCGGTATCAACCCCGCTTGTTCGCCGGTGCAGGATGGCCCCGATATTTCTCGTCGTAGTCGTTATCGCTCTGCTCAGTCATGCCCAGAATCTTGGCGAACATCTCACCGTGGCTGTCGCTTTGCGTTTTCATCGTCTGGGAAAACTCGCCATCAATGGCTTTGGCTCGGTATAGCACCCACTGGCAAGCCGCCGCCAAAAACGCGCAGCGCTCATCAGGTGCGGCGTCCGTCAGCGAGTAAGCCTTCGGTTCGACCGCGCAGCGAATCAGCACCCACAGCTCTGCCGTTGGGTCAAGGTTCGCCGGGTACACCCTGATGAGGCTGGACTTCTCCAACAGCTCGTAAGAGCTAATCTCACGAGTGAAATTCTGATGCTTTTTGTTCTGCGCCCAGACCGTCGCGCGTTCCTTGCGCCGCTGCACCGGGCGAACGTTCTTGCCGTTCTTGTCGCATTGCCCCAGAACATCCAGAACCTTCACGCAGTCGCAGGCGTCCACGTAGCGGTTACAAGTATCGACCGGGACAATCTTCTGTACGGTGAACATATCCGGGCGCCGGGTCGCAATCAGACAAAGCGCCTCGTTAAAATAACCCAAAAGCTGCTCTGCCGACCAGATAGAAAACTCATAGCCGGGGCGAGCGTCGTCTAGGTCTCTAGCGTAGGTCAGCAGAAGGTTTCTCATAGGGCAGCCATTGATTCGTCGGTTTCGGTAGGCGCAATCGCCTTGTTGAGCGCGGCTACTTCCGCGCTGGCGTCGTTCACCGCGACCTCGCCGTAGTACGGTACGTAGGCATCCGAGCGGGCGCGGAACTCCGGGATGTTCGGATAAAGCTGGTTGTTGCCCTTGTTCAGCAGGTAGGGCGCGTCGACGTTTTCCAGCGGCGGGTACGTCGTGGTAAATTCGGTTGTCTTGATGGTCGGGTTTCCGACGAAAGACATCGGGTCGGTTCGTTCAGCATTATTACTCATGGTTTCCCCCATATTCAGAAGCGCCGCCCGAAGGCGGCACTGGTTACTTCATCGACTTCGCCTTGAGCATGGTCTTTTTATCGCCCATGCTCTTAGGCATATCAATATCGGATTTTTTTGCTTTGTTCCCCTTGATTGCCTGTTCCGCAGATGAAGCAGGTTTCATCATTTTGGACTTGGCTTTCAGCGAGGATATTTTGCTTTTGTCAGCCATTTGCCCTCCTTACAGCAGGGTGATTTGACCTTCGTAGTCGCGGGTGTGCGCACCAACTACCAGCCGTCCGGTAATGTTGGCAAGCGCACCGTCTGTCGGCAGCGCGTCAATCTTCAAGCCGACACCCGTCCACGTTTCAAGGTCGTTCACCATAGTCACGTCTTTGGACAGGAACTGGGCTTTAGCAGGCGTTGCCACGGTGTGTTCCGGGAATGCCAGTGTGCCGTGTGATTCTTCGCCAGCCATCGGGCAGTTCTTGTCCGCATCCGGGGCTTTGAACTTGCCTGTTACCAGCGAAACGGAGATGCCACCAAAGGACGCCAGAGAGGAGTTCTCCATCATGAGCGTGTCGTTGTAGGCGAACACGTCGTCGATTTTGTGCATCGGCGGAACAAGCACCAGCCAGAGGTAGTCGCCTACCTTAGCCTCTTGCAGCATACGCCACACTTGGGACTCCTGTCCGCGTTGGTCGTATGCTTGGTTCGGCGAGAGAACGGCGGTGTGGGTGAAGTAACCACGGTCGTACTCAATCGCCGTGCGCTTGGATTTCGGACAAGAGAATTTGTAAATCTCACCGCAATCGAGGGATACAAGAGACTGTTCGCCTTGTACCCACATTTGGATATGAGCCATTGTTTTCCTCCCTTACGGTGCAAGACCAGAAGTTGAGAAGGAAGCGTAGGCAAGTGCCATCGCATCCGAGTAAATCACGCCGCCGCCATAGACGCAGAGCATATTGTACTGCATGCCGAAGGACTGCGGAATGTTCTCCAGATTCGCTTCAACAATCTGGGACGTGTGGGCGTAAGCCTCGTTCCAAGCCGCCAGAACCGGATAAACCAGTTTCTTGGTCGCCGGGTCAATCTGCGGGCGCAGACGCGGGCTAGAAACCACGGTGAAGCCGAGGATGTTCTTGGCAACCATCCCTTTGAACAGCAGGAGTTCCCCGGTGTTGCAACACATCTGTTTGTTAAACAGTGTAACCAGCAGCAGGGTTTCCAGCGCTTCGGGAATAACCAGCACCATCTCACCCGGATACCAGCGTTTGGCTTCTTTCAGCACGGTCTTCATCTTGTCGAAGAACACCACGATAGTGTCCGGGGTCAAGTCGAGCGGCGCAGTCAGCGAACCGAGGTCGATGTTGCGGTATTTACCAGCCTGTTTACCAATGTTGTAGCTGGCAACTTGGGTCATCATGCCGGTCAGGACATCGTTGTTCAGCAGTTCTTCTAAGTTATTCCATGCGGAATCCAAGAACTCCTGTTCGTAGGCATCCCAGTAATTACAGGCGCGGCGGATGGTTTCCTTGTCGATTTTGATGGACTTGTACGCCTGATTACAAATCTGAACGCACATCCGGTCAGAATGCGGCTCATCAGGAATCAGGCGCTGGTTCATCTCATACGGACGCCATGCACCGACTTCGGCAGGTTTGCGGAACTCGATGAGTTCAGCACATTGGGTAAGCGGTTTCAGGATAGTCGTATTACAGATATACGGGATGAGACTATCTTCGATGTTGCGTCGGATAATAGTCCCACCATATTCGACACCCTTCCCAAGCGGGGTCGCGAATATATCCTTGTAACCACTTGCAGCGATAGGTTTTGACATTAGTAACCTCTATTGTCTATGGTACTGTAATTCAAGGTCGCGTAACGCATGAGGCGGATATGTTCCGCGCGGCGCAGCCATAATCGCCTGTGCCTTCGCTTCGTATTCCGCGTAGCTCATCTTGCGTCCAACTTTCGCCGGAGCGACCCCGCTTGTCCCCCTACCTTGTTGCGGTTCAGCACCCACTGGTGGCTTCGGCTTCTTCCGCGACTCGACGAACTTGTCGAGTTCGCCAATCACATAGTCAGCGTCCCCGTGCTGATAATATGCGGCGGCTAATAAATCACTCGGTTTCTCGGTAGCATATTTGGAAACCCCGGAGTTAATAAACTCAACAAACTGAGTGCTTTGGAGAATACTAGCAGCTTTTGGATGTTTTGCCAAAATCTTTTTCGTTGCTGCGTCCAATCGTGTCTTCGCCTGCCGCGCTGCTTCCTGCTGGCGCTCCTTCTCCAAACGGGCTAAACGTTCTTCCTGCTTAGTAAGCACCGGGTCTAGGATTTTCGTCTTCAGCTCACGCGCTGAATCCTCATCCAGATGCTCCAGCCCCTCATACAGCTTGTCGAGGTTCTCCTGCTGTTGTTGCGGAGTAAACCCTTCCTTCGGTGCTTCCGGCGCTTGTGGCGCCGCTGGTGCGGCTACACGCGCGTAGGGATTCGTTTCCCCGGTTTCTGATTGGAACGGCGTCAACTGGTCTAACCAGCTATCGTCATCTTGGTCTCCACCCTCGGCGGCAGGTTCAGCTTCTGTGCCGTACAGCAACGGGTCATCTTCAGGAATATCCGTGTTTACCGCAGCTTGTGCGACCGCCTGTGCGGCCGCAGCAGCGTTTGCCCGACGCTCGTCAATAGACGGCGCGCTAAAGTCAATTTTTGCCATATTTCAGTCCCATACCTTGTTTGAATGCTTGTAACACATCCTCATACGCTGCCTGACTACCCGCAGCCAAGAGCGCCACCCCGCGCTGGCGCTCGTCCATGTTCAGGGTGAACGCCGCCGCAGCCTGCTGGCTGTCGCGGCGGCATTGCTCAATTTTGCCTTCGAGGAAAGCAATAAATTCTTTGCAGGAATCATCCGGCAGCGCGATGAAGACGTCCTTTTTCATTTGCCGTTATACCGTAGTTTGTTACGCACGTCTTTGGGAAGTGCGTGGTTTTGCTGCGGCGCTTGCGGCTGCTGACGCGGGATGACCGGAATAATCCGGCCACCCGTGTTGCCTTGTTTACATGATGAGCAAGACATTTTAATTTCTCCTTATCCGTGGTTCGGTCGCCCGACACCGTAAGTTTCATACGCATCGAATAACTTATCCGCTGCGAAGTTCTTTTCTTCCTGCTCGCGTATTTCGCGGATACGGAAAATAACAAAGTTAGACAAACGTGATGCCAACTTCAAGTATTCCGCGTGGGCTATACCTTCAACAGATATAAACGCAGGGAAATAACCATCACCATGAGGGAAAGTTTGAGTGTACATAGTACCACGGTAGAACATCTTATCGGTCTGTACCAGCCCGCCGTTATCCGCAATATCCACTAACTCAAATACGTCCATAGCGAAAGTAGCACCGTGAATGTGGTAGTTAAACGCATGGAATCTCATCGGTACTGGCAAGAACATATTATCTGCGCTGAGTAACGGCTTCGCAAGCGGAATAGTACGGTACGCATGACCCGGATGCCAAGTATTACTTGCCGCGCCGCTCAAGAACCCCGGGGTTCTTCCTTCATCTCCATAGTATTTAGACTCCAGATATGACCATGCGTCGGCAGGCGCGATTTTGTCGAAGCCCGGAATAAGGTTTACCCACGAAGTAGCCAAGCCCTTAACTGGACGTACTGATAACGGAGAATTATAGACAGTACCTTCATGGACTTGCGCCCCCTGTGGCTTGTTTATAACAAACTCTGACGCCAACTTCGGGAGATATGGGGCTACCACAAACTTAGCCTCACCAGCTTGAATATTACCCGGTAATGGCAATTCATTACCAATATAAGCTCCAATCTGAATAGGCGCGGCTAATTGCTCAGCAATAATGTTCGCCTCATGGAATCTCCTAAACATATCCTGCGTGATGAATTGCCCTTTAACAGAATCCGCGTCTTTTCCGTCTTTACCATCTTTACCGTTAAACCAATTATCCGGCAAGGTAAGTTCTTTGGTAGCACCCTTAGAATCCGTAACAACAATCGTGCGGTTCTTGGAAGTGCTAGGTGCGACATCTTTGACTACGGTAGTACCTGCTGCACCGCCGCCTGTTCCGGGGAAAATCTGCTCTCCAGTGCGCTCGTCGAATGCTACCTCAAACGGCAGCTTAGTCGATACGGAAGTCCCGTCGTTGAGGCGCGCAGTAATGGTCGCCTTACTGTATGAAACTCCGCCTTCAGTTCGGGTGTCGCCGTACTCAATCGTACTGCTAAGACTCGAGACAAATTTATCCGCGCCAGAACCGCCTCCACCGTGGATTACAACCGTCGAAGTAGTCGCATCATCGCGAACAATGTATATCCCCTTACCATCTGGATGCGCCACAATATCCATAATCGGGCGACGCTCAACGGCGTCCCTAGGGTCAGTCGTCATCTGGTTGGCGAAGTACAAACGGTTATGTGGCTGAACAGTAGTCACGTGATTGCCGTTATTGAGTACGCCTTGTAGAGGAATATTCTTGGTAAAGTAATACCCGTCGGTTGTGCCCGGCTCAAGCCGTTCAACCGGTGGGGCGTCAGTAACCAACGCATCCAAATAAATATCTGTGCCACCTGGGTTACCACCAATGTTGGGAATCGGTATCTCGACTTCAAACGTTTTACCGTCGCTGCGAGTAATAATCAGCATATGGCTAACTACAGTTTCGCCGGGGTTTATTCTCGGCTCGTAGGCAAACGCCGTAATGTGAAGGTCTGTACCGCCGCCTCCACCGCTTTGTTGCGGCGGCAGATGCACCACAAACTTCTCGCCGTCATTACGACGAATCGTCAGGCTCGTGTCATTGCCTACGGTATTTATTTCAAAGGCTGTAACGTGTTTGTCTTCTGTCTGCTGTGCCTCTGGGAGATGCGCAGTAAACGTTTTACCGTCGGATGTTTTTAATTCCAAAACATTTTTACCGCCGCGGTTTGCCAAATCGAAGGACGTAATCTTTTGCCCTTCCGGTAAAACGACTTCAACTGCACCACCCTGTTCACGAGTTAATTTCAGGGTATTGCCATTAACGATTTCGCCTTTGCTGACAAAATCGTCTTTAAGGTGTTTCTGTAAATCCTTGACATCAAGGGTCATATTGCAAGACATTTCTCAACTCCCAAACTTAAAATTATCCGGTACAGCGTTTGTTTCAAACACATTCTGTTTAACCATTTCCAAACGTGTAATATTAAACAATTCCGGGTCAGATACTTCAAACATATAGAATCCCGGAATGTTCAGCATCGCATAGTTATCACAGCCACTCATCGTCCACAAGTCGCCGCAGCGGCGCACAGGCTCGAAGAACACTTGGCGGTTTGCCACCAACTTGTCGTACTCATCCTGAATGCTCACCCGCTCGCCGCATTGACGCTCGATATGAAGTGATGCCACCGGACCAAACGATACCTTGTACAGCACGAAACAGCTATCGGATTCTATTTGCAGGATGCCATCCTTCTCACTCGTAATCTTGCCCTTCAGCACTTCCGGAGCGCCATACAGCGACAATAACGCCGATTCACCGGGCGCGATATAAAAAATATCCGAATACGCCTTCTTGCCGGAATCGTCGATAGCGCGCGTCTTCCGGTCAAACAGTACGCGGGGCGTGTATTCAGATTCAGCCCTTGCCTTCACCTTTCCCTCCTCACCCGCACGCGCAAGGCGCTGTTTGGGCAAACACATTTACTTCCTGAAGTGGTGTTACCACCGCAGTCACCGTTGTTTCCGACGTGTCCCCACTCACCTCGACCTCGTAGTACCCCGGCGTCTTAATCACAAACACCGGATTGCACTTATCCAGCCGCCAGCATTCCAGCTTGGCGCGGCGCAGGATGATGCTTCGCCCGATAGTAACCACCGGGCAACATCCGCCTGAACCCTGAACAGGCACGCCCTGACTGGGCATCACCTTGTAAATCTCGACCTTAGTCGTGTCGTACTCGGCATAGCAGGTCAGCACCATCTGCTGCCCCGGCTGGACAACCAGCAGCGCTTGCTTCTGCTTAGCGTAAGGGTAAACGACATTCTCAACCGGATTCGTATCGTTATACTCGTAGACACGCCCCCGGAAATCACCCGGAAGCCCTAGCCCCTCGCTGGTCGCGGAGGAAACTTGGCTCTTTCCTGTTTTCAGATTCGGTGGCATATCACACCAGTAGTCCTACGATAAATCCAATAAAACCAAATATTAGTGCAACGCGGACGATTGTGCAATAGATACACGCGACCTCCTGACCGTCGTCCTCCGTGACCCACGCGATGAGGTAGTCATTCAGCCATCGCTGGCTGGCAGCCCACGCAACAAACCTGTCGTGGATTTTTCTGAGCGGGGGTGGTAATCTCATGACCTTCTCCAATAACTTCAAGAGGGTATATTAACATGGCACTCCTAGACAACCAAACCGTCACCGTCGATGACAAAGTGTACGACATCATCTGGGGCTACGGCATTGTAACCAGCACCATGTTCGGTTCAATCCAAGTTCGCTTCGGCGACAACCGGGCGGTCAAATATGAGTCTGACGGCTCACTGGGCGGCGTCAGACGCCTTTACTGGCACAACCCGGTAGTCATACCTCCCCCCCGGGACAATCGTGGCTGGGAGACGCTCCAGAGCGTCCTGACGACCGTCGCCGCCCACCTTAAACTCTAATCACGTCTGCGGGAGCGTTTGCTCCTGCGGCACAGGCGCACCTTGCGGCTGCGGGGCTTGTCCCGGTATGCCGTCTGGTGCGCCTTGTTGCATCTGCCCTAACTGCGAGGCTATCTGCTGCATCACAGGCGGCGAAAGCGTCTGACCCGGCTTCAGGATGTCGGCAGTGCGCAGCAGATTCTCGATGACGGGCAGGCGGATATGCTCTGGAATCAACTCGCCCAACTGCCCCAGAATCTGCATATTCTCCATCGCCGTCTGCTTGTCCATCTCGCGCTCGACCATACTCGCCGCACCCTTAGCGACAATCTTCGCGTCGCCGGTGTACTCGAAGTCCTCGTCGTACATAACCAGCAACATATACAGCAGCGTTACCATCGGCTCGATAACGCCCAAGTCCAGATTCATCAGCGCCGACTGAATGGGTTTCAGGGTATTGCCCTGAAGCGTCAGCAGCCCGCGCACCGTCCTGTTCGCTCCGCTGCCTACCGGTTGTCCGTGCAGGGCGGCGGGGATGTTACTGATAACGTGCGCCTGCTCGAAGATGTAGCTGGCAAGGCGCAGCGCTGACTCGGTGGTCGTCGGAATCTGAGTGAACTTGATTGCCCGTGACCCGTTGCCCATGCGGTCGCCGTCGGCAACCACCACCATACCGGGCGCGATTTTCGGGTCTTCAATCCAGTCATCCGGCACGTACTGCAAGATGCGGCTAACCTCCACCTCGGTCACAGGCTCACTCGCCAGCGACAGGTTGTACAGCGCGAGGTTCACCGTGGCGCGGTATGCCTTGTCCAGCGAAAGGAGTTTCTGCGCCAACCCACAGCCGACGATGGAATTGTTACGGCTCTCGAAGCTGGCGGTAAACACCGGGCGCTTATACTGGCTAGGGTTGTTGTTAATCTGGCAGTAGATAACCTGCCCGCCGCACATGATGATTTTCGTCTCGTAGAGCTTCTTGGTTTCCAAATCCAGAAAGCCCATCTCCTTCAGCTCATACCCGCTGAACCGCCCATAGCGGATAAGGATTTCCGCACTCTGCCCGCGCGACCACTCCAGCGACGTCTGGCGGGTCTCTGGACTCTGGTCGAACCACAGCAGCCACTCGCGCGGCACATGACCTTCCTGCGCGTCCTCGATAAGCTCGTCGATGACGTCGAAGCGGTAGCCGCTCTTATCGTCGGACTTGGCGAGTTCCCGGCAGTCGTAGAGGTAGTCGTAGCCAACCATCTTGCGAATAAATACCGCCGTCCCGTCTTGGGTATTGGTGCTGTCTTCCGTCCAGTAAAAATCAAACGGCGACACCCGCTCGAACACCCACGACACGCGGGTCTCCTCGGTGAACTTGTTGTCCTTCCACACGCTCTCGGTGCGCACCGTCGGAAACGGTCCGTGCATACAGGCGTAAGGGTAAGTCGCGAAGTCATCCGCGAACTCCATCACCGCACGGCGATAGCCGCCCTCAGTCGTCTTGTCGTACAGCTCCTGCTCCAGTAACCGAGCCTGCTGCTTGGCGTGGTCGATAACCTGCTGGCGCATTTCCACCTTAGCCTGCTTGAGAAGCTCCATGACGGCTTCGGGAGGCAACCCCGGTAGTTCGGATGAGGATACCGCGTCGGAGGGCGCAGCGCCGCCCTCAACAGCGCCTGCGACGAACGCCTGCTGCTCCTGCACCACCTGCGCGCTGATGGACGTAATCTCGTCGTAAATTGCCTGCATCCGGCTGCGGATTTCGTCCTGTGGAATCTCAGGCTCTGGAGTAGGCTCAACGATAAACGGCGCACGACTAATATCAACCAGCGTCTCGCGGATGAGGCTCACCAGAATATTGACCTTAAACGCCACGATGCTAACAGGCATCGCCGCCCACGGCGGGAACTTCTCACGCAGCTCCGCCTCACCGCAAAGGAGCTGGTCGTCCCGCGCCTTGTAGCACTCATGCAGCAGGTTGTCGAGCGTGTACTCGCCGACCTGTTTGCCAGCGCGAACGGTGCGGGCATGGCGGAACTGGCGCATGACCTCAAGTCCCAGTTCCTCGTGCGGGGTGATGGTCTTCTCAATGCGAGACGCCTTGAGGTCTTGGTTATCGTCGATGTGCTGGATGACTGCCATGAGTGGTGGTCCTTGCTGGTTCGTGAAAAAGTTTAGGGATTATAGCAGGGTAGTGTGGCTGCGGGGGAGCGGTAGGCGAAGGCGCGTCATGCCCGCGCCCGGGCGAAGCTAGCCGCTGCAAGCCGTCTGGCTTTGTCCAGTGCATCATCGGACAGCACGCTTGATGTGATATGCAGCGCGCCGTACTGGAAAGCGTCCGCCCAGTGGCTGTACTTGTTCTTCTCGGGCTGCGCGGAGAAGACCGTGTTCAGTCCCCCGACTTTGAGCTTGCGATACTGATACCCCCCGTCCATCGCATCCACCAGCTCACCGAGCGACGGGCTTATCGCAAGGCTACCTTTCTCGCGCCTGTTCAGCATTATCTCGCTGGCTTGCAGGCGCTCCTTAAAGCGGTTAGTGGGCGCAGGTATGGCGTCGTAACCTTTCTCCCGCAGCAGGTCGATAGGCGTGATGGCGGTGCGCGCGTCGCGGGCGTTTGCCGGGTCGCAGACGCACAGCGTGTTACAACCCGCGTAGCGCAGGGTAAGAAGCGGAGTCAGCACGTCGTCGATAAACTCCTCCAGTCCCATCTCCTCGCCGTAAATCCCATCGGCTATCTGCCACTTGGACCGCACGTGCTGCCAGATGAGTGCGCAGGGGTGGATGCCAGAGGTGTCTATGCTGATGAGACAGTCCGTGAGCTTGGCGGGCTCAAGCGGGTTATCTGCCACGTGGAAGTCCTTGTCGAAGTTGGTAAAGACCTTCTTGCCGTCGCCGCCTGCACGACCATAGCGACACAAGAGGCGCGTCTGAATCATATCGGTCAGCCCCATGCGCTCGTAGGTCGCAAGGTCATTCAGATATTTCTGCCCCCCGTCGAGGTTCGTCAGGTTCTCGGCGTGGGGGTTTACCGCGTAGGTTGTCTCGCCCGTGTCGGGATTGACCGTCTCGATAAGCGCGGGCGGTTGCTCGTAGAGCATGGTGTTAGGAGGCAGCGTGCCGGAGTGGAGGTACTCGACGAGCCAGTGGTCTTTGGGCGGGTAGTTGTAGTCGCCGATGACACAGTAGAGCGTGCAGTGATTGTTGCCATCGTCCCACATATTCGCCGGGGGATAACGCCCAACCCGTTCGCCCGCCTTACCCACCAGCTCTTTCGGCAGTCCGGTCATCTCGTTCAACCAGATAGCAGTCGCCTCGTATGAGTCGAGCTTGCCAAGGTCGAAGTAGGACTCGATGGCTATCAGCTCGAAGCGCATATCGGCGATGGTGTGGTCCGGCAGCGGCAGGCGGCAGTGAACCGTTATCGGCTTGCTCCTGTTAATTTTGGTGTACTGGGGCGGCAGCCACTGGCGGAGCGTTTCCAGCGTGGTACGCTCCAGCTCGCCGTAGGTAGAGCGGATGATGGCGAATTTCGTGGGGCGTATGCCTTCAGCCGTGGGCTCTTGCCGCAGCCCGATGCCGATTAGCTCCAAGGCGCTGCCGACCGACTTGCCGCTTCCCGGGGGTCCTGCGACGAAGCGGTTGAAATATTTGCCGTAGTCCGCATGGAATCGCTCCATCGTGGGGTATGCGCGGTAGGTTGTCGCCATCACAGCACCCCCATCTGCAACAGGTCGTCAGCGGAAGGTTCGGGGCCGACGGGCGAGGGCAGGGTCGCGTCGGGGGTTGGCGGGGTGTGTTGGAGGGGCTGTGCGCGCTGGAGCGGCGCGTGCGGGATGGGTGGGGCCTGCACTACCTGAGCGGTCGCCAGATGGTCTAACCCCGGCACGCCGACGATATTGAACGTGACGGTAGGTCCGGTGAGTGCCGGGGCGAGCGGTGCGTCGTCGCGTGGAGGTGGCGGTTCGCGCCGGGCAAGGCGGACAACCATCTGGAGGAGCGTGGCGAAGTCCTTGTTGGTCGTCTCGTTGTCGGTCAGGCGGGCAAGCAGGCGAGGGGTTGCCTTGTCGGCAATAAAGCGCATTTTCTGCACGAAGGCGGCTTCCGATGGGTTTCGGGAACTCTCGGCGATTTCGTCCTGCTTGGCTTGCAGCAGCTTCTGGAAGAAGGGGTTGGCTTGCAGGAGGTCAAGTTGTTCCTTGCTAATATCGTAGGCTTTCAGTATGGCAGGGGTGGGTGTCATACCGATAGCGAGGTCGGATGCCAGCACTTCCCACAGGGTGAACTCCACCGGTGGCGGGGCGTCGTCCGGGACTGATGGGGGGAGAGGGGTTTGTGGAAGGGTGGAGGCGGGAGCGGGAGCGGTAGATGTGGAGTGGACGGTCTGGGCAGGGGTAGCGGCAGACCGCAAGGCGCTTGCTGCCTGTTCGTTGAGGTTTAGCGGACTGGTTTGTGAGGACACAGAAAAAATCTCCCATACACTTAACGGTTTATGGGAGATTGTAACGGAGATAGTGTGGGGACGCCAGCCGCAGGGTATGGGGGTTCCGCAATGGCTTGTGCTATCGCAGGCTGCGGCTGGCGTGGGGGATTGTAAAGGACGGTTTGGGCTGATGGAAGGGTTGAGGTAAAAATGTATAACCATTAGAATGCCTTACACGCTACGCTTGCGACTGGCGGCATGGGGCTGCACGGGCTGGCGGGCGTAAGTGGAGTGTATTATGTACGCATACAAGAAAGAAAAACCGATTGTAGCCTTCAAGTTTGTGGCGCTGGGCGATGAGTCTGGTGGCGATAACTTTGCGGAGCTTTCAGCGGATGTTGAAGCGGCAGGCGGCACGTGCGAGCGTTCCGAGCGTGCTGGAGGTCCTGTCGTCGTTGTCAAATACGACTGGAAGGAAGTGACGTTGCCGCTTGGACACTACGTGGTCTTTGACGGCACGGGGATGGGTGTGGTTCTGACTGCACAGGCTTTCTTTGACAGCTACGCGGAAGCTATGGTGGACGGAGAGAGTATCGACCTCGATGCGTTGCTGGCGGACGTTGCCGCGCTGAAAGAGGGGCAGGGACGGTTGGAGCGCCTCGAGCAGCAGGTTGGGTTGCTGGCGAAGTCCATTGACCTCCTGAAGGCGATGAAGGGTCGTAAGGGTAACGCTGGTGAGGAAGCCGGGGAGGAAGCGGCGGAGACTGCACCCGGCTCGTGAGGAAAATTTTTTGGCAGCCCTCCAGCGATGGGGGGCTTTTTCTTGGGCGGATTGCAGGGGGAGGGGTGGGTGGTAGGGTGTGGGCTGCACCGGGCTGTAGAGAGCGGACAGGACGCTTGGTGGCGACATGGGCTACGTAGACTGCACCCACCATATTAGAAAGCCACAAGAAGCGGAATGGATGTAGGCTTCCCGGGGGCATTGGCGTCTTGGTGGGAATGATTCTTGTTTACGAGGAATGGCGGGGAGGGCTGAGTGGTCCGCGGGGGGTGGTACTGCACCGGGTTGGCTAGGGCGGCTGCGTAGGGGGATGGGAATTATTCTTGTTACGGGTAAAAGTGTAGTGGTGTCGGGTGGTCTGCGGGGGTGGGTATATATTCACCCAGCCCCCCTCGACTCCACGTGTCCAAGTCCCGGGGTCCCCCGTCAACTCCGCCCCTTCGACGCCCTCGCCCCACGAAATTCACGGGACGTTATCATCTCGGTTGATGGTGATAGGTGGCGGCGAGGTTATCAAGATACAAAGATTGATTAGCGTTAAATTAGACTAGGGTGTTTATAAGTATTGAACATGACGTAAAACGGCAGGCGGATTTTGTGCGGCGAAAGCGTGCCGAAAAAATAACATTTTCTGACCTGGAATATTGGATTATCTGGAATAACAAATAATGTTGCCAATATAAATCCAGCTTAGTGTTGTCAATAAAAAATCGGGAAATGTTAATTAACACGTCGGAAATGGTAGCGTGCCACGGAAGCCCGCATAAACACCCGGTCTTCCGCGAATTGAAAATAAAATTCGAACCATGTGGAAAATGTTGATGGTTTTTTTGTTAAGATTTAAATATTGAACAAATAATCTTGTCAATAATTGGCAATAATAATGTTATATGGATTTTTATTGACTGGAAATAAAAAACCCTAGGAAAAACAGGGGGTTGCGGGCGGCGGCGGCATTCAACAGCACGGGTGAGGGCGAGGAAAAAACGGCTAAAAAAAAAAAAAAAAA